AAATCCCGACAGGCCGATTGCGGGGGCAGACCAACGGAGGTACACCATGCCTGACATCATCGACAAGCGGTACAAAGCCAACATGCGGTACGCTGCAGACCTGAGGACTGCGTTAGAGGGCGTAGTCTCAGCATACAACAGCCAAGCAATGTCGGACAAATTCGATGACCCTAACGGGAAACGAGAGATGGAATGGGCAATGGAGTACGCAGACAATGTACTCTACGACCTGTACCACGCCGAAAAGGAGAATACAGATGAGTAATTACGAAACCGTCAAAGAGCTTGCTCAGGGGTTTGCCAAAGAGCTTGAGAGTACGAAAGAGAGTATGTGGACGCTCCAAGCGGAAATCAATGGTCTGGACAAAAAATACAAAGTTTTCTATGATGCACTACTGGGGGCAGTGGACAGCCTGAGTGGCAACACGGAGCCAGTGGACTGGGACTGTCTCATCGAAGAGGCTGAGGGTGCTGAGTCTTACGCTATTGAGGCACTAGAGGTATCCGAAAGGGCGCACCAAGAGGCAGAGGATTTGGAGAGCAGCATGCACGAACTGGTAGGGAATACCGAGCAAGCACTGGTCAATTGTGATGACACGGTGAAGAGTTACAGTGGCCTAGCAGACACGTTACGGCGTGCCAAAGAGCAGAACAGTGGTGAGTAAACTCATCCCTGCACAGATGTCACCAGATGCCGCCGAAGAAATTCGGCGGCACGAGGTGGCGCGTCTCAACAGGCGCAAGGCCGAGCGAGAGCAACTGGAGCAGGTGTACGGGCAGGTGTGGGACACGGACGAGTTATACAAGCAGTTCGAGGTGCTTGGCTTTATGGCTCCGTTCGTAAAGGTGCGTGACCTAGACACCAGAGAGATAGGCACGCTGAAGTTTCAGCATGAGCCACGATACTACTTCAGTTGGAGAGCATCACATCGAGAGAGGAGGGACTGAGATGAAACCATTCAAAAGTTATCAAATCAAGAGAGACGAATGGGATGCTGGGCGTAGGTGGGCGGTATGCACCACGCCCAAGGACAGCAAGACCATCCACGAGGACGACTTTGTCTTCTTCTGGACGCGAGCCGAGGCGCGAGATTGGATTGCTGATTACAAATCACGGAGAAAGGAGATGCAAGGCGTATGAACAGGGAACACGAGTACGAGGCCATCCTCACCCGTGTAGTACGGATATGCTCAGACAACGAGCGAGTAGACTGGGACGCAGCAGATGCCAGCGCGGAGTTCAAGGCCATACGTAACGAGATTGCTTGGGGCTTGTACGAGATAGACAAGGGGGACGGCGACAAGCCGTCCCCCACCAAAGGAGAATAACATGACCGAAGAAGAGGAGAAAGCCGAACAAGAATATGAGGTCAGCCATGAAGAGTGCGCTGGGATTCTTGGGTTGTCAGTAGCGCAATACATCGCAGACTATATCAATCGCGAACGCGAAAACTCTAATACTGTGTGGCGCACATCCTGCGCCAGCCAGATTTGGAATGGATGCAGCGTTCTGATACTGGACGCGCTAGATACATGGATGGAAAGGAGAATAACATGACCAAGACAACAACTACGTTCCCGTTCATATGTACTTACGGATGCGACAACTGCCGTCCCCTTGACGTAACAACAGAGCTTTATGTTGGGGGGTTGTACGTCCGCGCTGATGGATACAGCGACTGCTGCTCTCAAGATGGGTATGGACAGCAAGTGGTAATCGAGAACAGGCATGGTGTACCGCACGTAATGATATGGGCGGACATCAATGACGAAGACCCCACGCATATCGTATCTCTGGCAGGCGCAGCAGAGAGCGAAAGGAGAAAGTAACATGTCTAACAAATACACAATGACATACAGCAAGTGGAATGGAACTAACACTGTCGGTGGCTTAAAGCACAGCCTAAAGGACGATGCGGATGACATGCCTATCGCATGGGCAATATGGCAGGTGGAGGACGTGGAGTGGAGGGCAGCGGATATGGGGATAGAGGTCAGCAAGGAAGAGTGCGCTGGGATTCTTGGTGCGATGAATGATAACCATGACGCTACTAACGGTATGAACTGGGACACAATAGACTACTGGTTGGACGAGTTACGATTAGAAAGGGAGAACAACACAGGATGACTACATTCAAAGAAACAATCGACTACATCAATGAAATAGCAGCCGATGTGGACAGAACCCTTGCACTGGAGCCGGGGACACGTTCACGCCAACGTGAACTGTTACAGCAAGAGTTCATCAAACTCAAGGCTATGATGGCTAAGTATGTGTCTCAGTTCATGGCTCCTGATGACACGAACACTAAAGACCTTGAAGGCATGATGTGTCCGCACTGTAAGAGTCTGGAGCCGTTTGATATCATATGCGAGGGTTGGATGCTGGTGTACGATGACCCTGAGCAAGGTGACCATCAACCCCGATACACAAATTGGTACGAGGACAGTGACTGTGTTTGTGTTGAATGCAAATATGTAGGGAAGGTTTCTGACTTCAGGTCTCCGTACTGGAATGCCACAGGGACAAAGCCTGTTACGGCATCCAGGGAAGATGTCAACGCACTCCTCAAAGAGGCAGGCGAGTACTGGAACAGGAAAGACCCAGCCATTGCCAAAGCATTGCCAAAGGAGGCAATCGATGGTTACAGACAAAGAAGCGCACGACCTAACAGCAATAACTAACTGTCAAGGCTGTGGTACTGAGACCATAGCGTTCGTGCATCATGCATGGAACCGAGAAGATGCATACGGCATCCCTACTGGCCTGTGGTGCGACAAATGCTACAATGGGGATGCGTATCCGTTCCGCAAGGACGATTACTTTGACCCTGCATATGCAGGAGAGAGCTTGGAGGAGGACTAACATGACAACCTTCAAGCATGGCAACGGACACTGGGCGTTATGCATGGAGCTCAGGCGGTACGCTCCCGAAGACCCAGACATGGAGGAGGGCTACCACCTGCAGGATGCATACGCTTTCAAGATGGGCGAGTGGGATTTACAGCATTCTGGTGACCGCCAGATGCTCTTAGGTGAAGTGATGAACTTTGTCAAGGTAGCGATATACCAGTTGGTCGGAGATGTTTGGGGCCTGAAAGGAAAAGGGAAATGACTATAGAACCGTGGCACTACATCGTAACACTACGAGAAAGCGATATGGAAGAATGTACATGGATAATCACGTTGGAGACGGCTAGGTCGTGGGCTGGGATAAAGAAACATGTGGTCAAGCAGGCCGTTAAATTTGCAGCAGATGAGGGCGTACAGCTAGAGCCCGATGATGTACACATACTGGCAATAACCGAAGTTCAGGGTGGTCACCCCACCGTTATCTATGGGCCCGTTGGCTTTGCATGGGATACTTCTGGGCGCTCTTATGCAATGGCTGAGGAGCCAGATTAATGCTAAAAGGGGAAGCACCTAAAGGGATTCCGCAACCATTCAAGTCCGGGCAGTTCAACAAGAATACACTGGTCTACATCGGCAATGTGTATGGTGCCAATGACCGGACGTGGCCGACCGCAGGCACCGAGCTACGGGCGTATGATGTGTTCCGCAGGGTGCAAGTGAGCAAGCCCCGGAAGGACAGAAACAAGGGGCTCAGTGGAGCCTTGCGAACTGAGCACATCAACGCCAAAAAGAAAACAGAGACTCAGAAAAAACACACGGGCACAACATATCACACGCTGCTAAGAATGGGCATCAGCAGAGGCGATGCTTTCCTGGCCTTTGGTAGCGGTGCAGGGTTCGTTGTGCGCAAACGCAGAGATGGCGAGGGTTACTGGCTATCTCGTATGAAGAAGGCGGAGCGTGCCAGTCTAGTGGATGGGGAACGGCATGTACGCCGTAACCTGCGGTGGGCACGAGGAAGTTTCTGCGAAGGCCAAGAGACAAGAACGTGGGCATCAAAACAATGAGCCTTTACTACATTGCAACCGCACCTTACAAGGGTTCCTTCGTCATACTTGATGAGGACCAACCCCACACTGACGTACCGCCGGGGTTCATCATTTCAGGTTGGCCACCCTTCGAGTGCGACACGGAGAATATCGAGATATTGATGGAGGCAGCAAAGAGTCACATAGCAGAGTGCGAGTACCTAAATCTATGGCACATCTATATGAACTAGGAGGCAACACTATGTTCAACATAAGGAAAGACTACCTAATACTAATCGGAGGCATGTCCCTCTGGGGTGGGCTGTTATTTGCTGTGTTCATCTACCTGAGCAATATGTTTACAGCCACACAGGCACCAACACAGGGCGAATGGCAACAAGATGACCCTCGGCTACTCCCACAGCCATCAGTCGTGATAGAGATACCAGTAGAGGTGCCCGTGACGGTATCCCCCACGGCTTTCCCCGAAGATGAGATGCTGGCCCGGATTTCCAGCTATTGGCCCGGAAGTCTGGGGGCTAACTGCCATCCTGAGAATATTGTCGATGGAGAATGTACCACATGGCTCACAGATGGTGTCGAGTGGCGACACTGGTCATGGTGGGCTACCAATCGGAACGCAACTGCGTGCCCTAAAGAGTTCCCACTGGGTACTTTGTTCGATTTGGGCGCAGCAAAACTAGGTACTAGCAATGACGCAAGTCTAGGAACCTATGTGTGTATCGACCGGGGTGGCGCAATAAAATTTATCACCGAGAATGGCGAGACCACATTCTTTCTTGACTTGCTCTCTCCCAATATTCCGTTCGTCCCCGGTGCCCGGATTATCAAAGACAAGTATTCTCCGTCAGGCCACTACGTAGTACCTGTAACGGTGACACTACCATGAATTTTGCGCTATGAGTCAAGCTGCACGTAGGGAAGCCCTGAAGCGCCAGATACTGGAAGACAGAGGCGATGTCTGTGACTTCTGTGGTGACTTTGGGGCTACCGACATGCACGAATGGCTCATCAAGCGCAGTGCAGTACCTAAGGGTCGCCGACAGTTACAGATTTTCGATGAGCGTAACTGTGCACTACTGCATCACGCATGCCATATGACACACGGCCAGACCAAGGCGATAAAGGAACACCTTGTCAATGTATTCGTAGAACGATATAGTCTTGAGGAATTACTAGAATTTGTGGAAGGGTTAGAGTTACGTGATACTAGCCATGCTCAGTTCTTAAGAGGCAAAGAATAGAGTTACCGTAACAACAAAGAGGGAGTTGGCGCCGCCAGGAGCCAACTCCCTCTTTGTTTAAGTGGGAGAAACCAGTGAAAGGAGAAGAAAGCTAGTTTCTCCCTATACCAAGGAGGCAGTAGTATTGTAGCAGCTACTGCCCTTGTTTGGCAAGTCCCCGGCTAAACGCATAGAGCCCAGCGATAACAGCACCAGCCCATGCAGCCGCTTCTGCAGGGAGATAGCCCTGTACTGCAGCTACCACACCTGCCACCATTCCACTTACTGCTACCCAAAATTCAGTCGTCTTCCAGCCAGCCTTGCTTGACATATATACATCCTCCTGTGATGTAAGATAACCCCAATTATACTACAGCAGTGGACTCGCCCGGAGTTGAACCGGGGTGCGTTTCAGCAGGAGCTTCCACGATGGGTACTCCTGCCTCAGTCCGTCGATGCCCGTCGAGCCCAAAAGATACGCCAACCAACGCCTTGGTCAGTAGTGCAAGAGCATAACCGCTCTTGATATGTGGTCCAGTCACACGCAGGTATTTGTAGCCCAATTCCTGAGCCCTGTTGCCCTTCTCACAATCAGATTGGTAGCCAACGCCTCGAGTGTGACGGCCCTGCACAAAAATACCACCTTCCACCTCGCATATTACCTTAGGGTGTTCCCAAATGAAGTCAGCCCTCCAACGACGTGGCAGAGCAAACGTCACTTCTCGTTTTGGCATAGGTAGGCCTGCTTCCATCATCTGTTTACTTAATTGTTCCTCTAGTTCACTCATCGCACTCTCCTGCAACATCCTCAATCGCAGACACCGCTACAAACAATGCGTCCCTGCAGCTAGGCCCAATGTTCAGTTCCCCTGCGAGACCGATAGCCCTGTCCAAGGCCTTCTCGGCCCGCTTGAGATTAGTTTGAAGTTGTCTTCGCTGTACCTTCACTTTGTCCTTAGTTTCTTTAGCATCAGCGATAAGACTTATCAGTTTTCTCACTGGCATAGGTACTCCGCCGTAATTATCAGCACTTTCTACCGCTTTTGTCAACCATGACTTTGCAGCATCAAGGCTCCCGGCAGAGCGTGCAGCCCGGAAATGATAGCGAGTTAGGGAGGTATATTCCTCCCTTACATCAGGTGGAAAGAACTCTGCGCAGTTCTTATAACGGAGTACAGTGTCCGGTACAACACCGCTCACATCTGCTATGGCCTGTCGTATCGCCCGTCTCTTGGGCGGGTTATCTCCTGCCTCATCCTCAAGGGACACGGCTATGTCCCCGATAGACCAGAACTCCACGTCTCCTAGTCCCCTGACCTGCCGTAGCAAATCAAGGTAGGTCTCTGGTATCAGCTGGGTTGGTGTTAGCTCATTCATATGGTTCGGTATGTTTACACTCAGGATATCCCGAACACCCTACGAAATAGCCATACTTCCCGCTCTTCACCTTTAGGTCAGCCCCACACTTCGGACACTCTTCATCAACATCATCCCGGTGGTTTTTGGTAGGGGCAAAGCCATCAAGAAACGCAAACGTCATTCCTTTGTGTTCGCCAAAACATAAGTCCCAGCTGTGACCTTCTTCGCAGTTAAAGGGTATGCGGATAAGGTCTCCTCTACCCTCCCATGCCTCGTAATTGTCTTTCCCACGCACGCGCTCTATGATTTGGCTCATGTGAACGTACTCGAACCTGCACACAGGGCACATCACCTGCCAATTCATTTCATGGGTATTGCCTCTGTCCTCACGACCAAACATCGTAAAAGGCGCAGGTATTGTCCCAACTTTACTCGGCTTTATTGTCATAACAAGCTCCTTTGTATTAGATTTACTCTGGTCGGGCTCCACCGGTTCAGAGGCAGGGCAATCTGTTCACCGAATCCACGGTTCATGGTGAAGCCCTTGTCCTTCACTGTATCAATCCGGGCATGGTATGTCTTCCATGTCTCCGTATCTGTCACGCACACATGCTCTGCACCCTTGGCCTCTGCATCCTCAATCGTACTGACATCAAAGCAAATAGCAGGTGGCCGTTTAAGGAAATGCTTGGATGCCTTCACCCTCTTGTGAAAGGTATCACCATTGATGAGACCAACCACCTTGTTCTTAACGTGTATCAGGTCACCGTTACTCATGTTTCACCCTGTAATCTGGTATCGTAGACATATCAACGAACCCCTCTCGCCCACACATGCCAATCAACCTAGACATAGACGCACCACCTATGCGCTCGGCTAGTTCCCCTGGTGTCAGGTTGCTGGTCAACAGTAAGCATTTCTCCTCATAGATTTTGTTCAACAACTTGTAGAACTGCTCCCTCGCCCAATCCAAATTGGCAGCGTATTCCTTTCCGAAGTCGTCCATGATGAAGTAGGGTGCATTCACCCACTCCTTGAACAGGTTGGTAGGTGACCCCGCATCATAGCTGTCCCGGATAGATTGAAAGAATTGGTCTGAGTTGATGAATACACCGTGCTTTCGCATCCCCCAGGGTGGGGTAGGCACGGCTCCGAGAGCGACGTAGGCCGCTCGTGCAAGATGCGTCTTACCGCATCCGTAGTTCTTGCTCCAGAGCACAATACCAGCCGCCTTGCCAGCGGCCGCTGTCTCTAGCCACTTGTATACCTTCTGTTGGGCACGCTTACATTGTTTATGCCACGATAAATCAAAGCCATCGAACGCACCGTAATTAATTTTGTATCCGTTCGAGGAACTCTCCGATGTCTCCGGAGGTGCCTTGGCCTGTTCCCATAGTTCGTCCATTTGCTTTCTCCCATTCGGGCATCTGGTTTATCAGATACCGAAGGGAAAGCTTCTTGTCCTGCCAGAATCCCTGACCTTTGTAGTAAGTATATGCGTTCTTGAACTGGGATACTGTGTAGTTCTCTGCTAACTGACGAGCCGCTTTCCCCTCTCCTTGATTCCATTGGGGCTGATACCCCAATAGTTTGACGTAAGCAGCCTTGATTCCGGTAGTACGTTTCCTCGTAGCCGCCTCGGTTTGCGATACTTCCTTCTTCTGTTTCTCTAGTATGTCCCCTGCTTGTACCTTTTTCTTGACCTTTAAGGGCTCAGTCTCGTAGAAAGCCATGTTCTCTGTCCAGCGGTCTTTCACTGAGACCACAAGAGTGGGCGCAGGGCGGTCTTCATATTGCTCTTTCCGAAGACTCACCCACCCTGCTTTCTCTAAGGCCTTGCGACTCTTGCTGACAGTACCAACACTCATCTGTGTCCTCTTCGCAGTCACTCGGACACCCTCATAACACGAATTCCCCCCACCGCATACCCTGTAGTAGTGCACCAGCAAGCGGAATGCATGGGGGGAAAGGTCACAATCATCAAGGATGTTGGGGAGCATAGTGAAATACTTTCGCCCCCCGTCACCCTCGATTCGTTGTTCAGTGGGTTCTGTCATCCACTCAAAAGTCACAATTTAGAATAGTTGACTCACTGCATCTGCGGCATCAGCAAAGATAGGTGGGTCATCAGAGGGCACCCCGGCACCTATACCATTCTCACTCGGGGTATGCCATGCATTCAGCCAATCCTCTGCATCCTGCGCCACCGCACCATATTGCTCATAGTTCTCACGTCCAACAAAGATAGTCTTCAATCGTTCCTGAGTAATCTCTTCACCAAGGTACTTGGGGTGCGCCACTACCGGAGTAATCACACTCTTAGCAGATGAGCCCACCTGCTGGTAGTCAGGGTCGTCCCCGAACGTACCAACACTATGCCAGAATGCGCATTGTGCGATACCGTTATCAGCCCCTGCCGCCTTTCGGGCTGGAGCAATTGCCGAATAGAAATTGCGCAACGCATCCATGAGATTGCCAGCCTGGTATCCCTTTGCTGTCAGGACACAGTATCCGCCAGCTGCTGCTGTACCGCCGTTGATGTTACCAAGCCCGCAAAGAACCTGTACATGACGGCGTGTGTAACCACCGTCCCTGTCAAAGGCTGGCTTGGACTCACCAGTAGTTCCGTTCAGCCAACGTAGCCTGAACCCTATCGGTGCTACTATCACAGAGCGAGTGAGGTATGCCCCATATACACCCTCACGTCCGTGAAGTTCTACCTCGTCCCACGTCTCCGGTATTGTCAGGTCTTGGCTATCTACCAATTCAATCACTGTCTCAGCAGAAGCGGCAAAGCCCCCGAAACGAGAAACTCCATCATCAAACTCTGGCTTCCCATTATGTGCCCAGAGATAGAGGGCAGGAACTGGAAGGTTAGCCTCCCATGTTTCTGACATCGGGTCCATCACTGCCGTAGTCCCTTCAAGGGCCTTGGCAACAAAACCTAAATCTGACTTCTTTTTAGCCATTTTTTTTACCTCCTGGTAATTTAGTTGTGGCTTAGGCGCCGACATCTGTCCGCATATATGGGAATGCAGGTGGTGATGTCGAGTACCTAAATTTAGAGAAGTGTTCTCGCAGGATTTGTCTAATCAGTGAGGACTCCGACCTGTCCTCCATCTTTGCGTGTTGGGCGACCATTTCTCGTAGTCCTTGATTGACCACCCACGAGGCTGTCACTTTCTCTTCCGACTTTGGAGTTTGTTGTGCTTCATCCATGTCATTATTTTACCATACTTCTCCGGACGAGTCAAGAATAATGACGAAGTTTACAGAGGGGAGGTAATAATCTTTATCTTATCCATAGGAAGGTGGGTACCAGGCTTTAGCACTACCTCTATACCACTGACTGGCATGGGTAAATAGCCCTTGACCTCGGAGTATGTGAGGGCCCCCTCGACACCGCTCTTCAGGAAGGTGCCTGTGTATGCACCCACCCTATTAACGTAAGACACTTCCCCGGTCTGCCGATTAAGGCTCTCTATTGCCTCTACCTGCATCCCGGTGTTATGACTGTGTCCCATGAGTGCAAGGTCTGCATCGTGTGTCCATAGCCATCGCTGCATGTTGAGAGCCTTGGCCCCGGCCAGCCTACCGCCAGTGAAACCGTGGTGTGCATTGATATGAATGTAGTGAACGGCCTTCGTCATGCGAACAAAGCGTAGCCTTATCCACCCATAGTATCCCAGACCCAGCTTCTCATCCTCTGGCAGGCCAGCCATTCTCTTGACCTCTGTCACAATCTCCCTGTAGATACTACGCTCTGTAAAGCGGGTGATAGAGGCCTCGTGGTTACCCTCTAGGAGGGCAACACACTTGGGTGCAATGGGCTCCACAATCTCAAGGAAGCGGTTCTTCTGTGCCCTGGCTAGGTCTGTCAGGTCACTCATCTTTATCCAATCGGCCAGAGCCCTGGGCTCAAAGCGAGGGTCGTTCCTGTTGATGAACTCACAGTAGTCCCCCATGCCAACCCACATACAATCCGGGTCAGCGGCTATCCTCGCCACCACTCTTTCAAGCCTCTCCTCGTCACAGGCCCGTGCACCAATGTGAATATCCCCTAATGGTACAAGGGTAAACAAATCTTTCCGGCTACCAAAGTGAAACGCTTTCTCTATTATCTTCATGTGTCATCTCCCTCCAACAATTTCTGCAATCGGGGAGTCGGACCAGACCTCATGCGGAAAGCCCGATGATGCAGTCGATATGAACGAATAGGCACTATGTACAATAGGGTCAAGCTCGGTCCAGTAGTTCAGATACGACAACGCTTTAGCCTCTTTTACCACGTCAGGTGACGGGTTGGAAAATTCAGTAATCAGTATAGGTTTGTCGCCCCTAATATAGTTGCGATAGTATTGGCCACCAGCTGGACTAACACGCTCGCTATAGTTACGGAAGTAGCAGTGTGCCCCTATCCAGTCAGCACTTTCAACAGCAGACCGAGCCTGTTCAAAGAAGGGGAGTGCGGCTACCCTAACGTTGGGTATGTCACCACCAGGGGAAAGCCCAGGCCAGCCCACCTTTACATCAGGTATCCATGCTCGCAAGGCACTGGCCACCATCTTGAACCAGTCTGCAAACTCTTCCCCATCCTTCCAAACACCCTGGCCCTCTGCTGTAAGATTAGGCTCGTTGTGTACCTCAAAGTGAGTGACCCCCTTATTGGCCCAGGCCTTACAGTCAGCAAGAGTATCCGCTAGAAAATCGTTGACCAGCGGCCTATCATTGTTCACCTTCGCAAACATGCGCACGACAATGAACATATCTTCCCGCACCTTACGCAACTCATCTACCGTGTCAGGATGCTCTGTGCTTAGGGCCTTGTAGGATTCTATCCTCCCTGTTTTCACCATGTCTAGGGTGGGCCCTAAAATAGGATTACCCCATGAGCCATCGGCACTCCCGTGGAGCCCGATTTTTGCCTTACTTACTCCAGTAACAGTGGAAATAGGTTTCATAGCATCCTCATAAATTACTTCTACGCCTGGGTAGTGGTCTGCGAACCAAGAACATATCCCTGGGGGTTGGCGAGTGGGATACATTAACACAACTTTGCGTACCGCTAGGTCTCCTATTCCTGCGTCGTCTGCGGAGAACCCGATGGTTCCACGACTCGGGAAGCTTTGAGCCGCCACCTCGAATAGCTCTGCAACTGTGGCATCCGGTGGCATAAGCCAGTATGTTCTTTCATAGTCTACGCGTGGTTGTCCTCTCATCTTTGCCTCCAGTAGCTTTGCTTCCGCCTCACGTCTAGCCGTGAGGGCGGGGAGTTGCACCCCACTTGCATGGTCATAGCCACGGAGGGCATCTGCTGCCTCCTGGAACCTCCCCTCGTTGACCAGACCAATGATTTCGTAGTCCAGGGCACCGACACCCAGGTTAAAGGCCGCAGATAACAGCCCGGTATGTTGTGCATCGGTTAGCGAGACTTTGAGCCTGTTCCTTAGTCCTGCATCAAAGCCACGAAGTACCTCTTTGAGACGCCTCTCCGCTTCCTCTGCTGTAATTGTAATGTTGGGGCCTTCAGCCCTGGTACCGTACCCTATACTGTGTTGTTGATGGTCCCAATAGGAGGTCAGTACGGGAGAACTGTTGCACTCCCACCTCTTGATAAATTCAATTGCCTGGTCAGTGACCATATGAATGGTTTATCCAGTAACCACCGACCACGCACTAATCAGACTTGCTACTGCGATTGGAACCATGAGCATTTTCAGCCACTTGATTTCCGTTCTCATTGAAGCCATCTCAACCTTGATTGCCACATAGCTCCTGGTGAGTTCGGTATAGTCATCATTCAGCTGTCTAATATGAGCCCCAATCCTGCCACATTTCAAAGCCTCCCCGTGTTCGTCGCCTGGAACGTACTCTATTGCCATGATGCTTTTTCCTCTACCTATTCCAGTATTCCTGTATCTGCTCTCGCAAAACGTCGCATGCTTCTTCCCGAGTTTGCCCCCCATCTGGTGCCCCGAACATTGTTTCCATCGTCCAACAGAGGTGTGCCTTGTTGAGTTCAATTGCAGCAGGCAATGACTGTATCCGATAAAAGTTCCATGCCGCCACACCTACCAAGGCTAGACCCACAAGGGCAATCACCGCATCCATAAAGGACGCGGCGTTCTCGGCAGACCTGCTCACTTCTTCTTCTTATCCTTCTTCTTGTACGCCACTACTCCTCCGCTGACGTTCACCGCCGCAAGCGCCCGGGCAGGATGACGAACAGGCCGAACAGCAGCACGAAACCGGCCACGCCGTGGATGACGGTCATGCGGGTACGTCAGGCCACACCACGTCACCCGCGTCGTCGTATGTCTGCGGTATGTCTCGCAGGTCTTGCCGGTACTCTGCCCAATCGGTCTGGTCTGCCTCGCCAAGAGCGCTGTCCGTGACTGCTGTCCAGTCAGATTTGCGCAGCAGACCGTCTCGTTTACCCCGCACGATGCTCCACGGGTGGGCAGCCTGCAGGGTCGCTAACTCTGCCTCCAGTGATGCCTGCGAGGGCACGTCGTACTGGTCATCATGTATGACCAGATTGGCGTACACCTTGTTACTCGCATCGCTCCACCCGAACCATTGGCCGGGGTGCAGCTTGACGAGAATATCCTCGATGTGGTCTGGTGCGCCCGTTTTGTCGTCCATTATGTTATGTGTCTCCTAGTCTGAGGAAGTGAAAGCTTGTCTGGTTGTCAGTGGCGCCGTGTGTCGTTGCGCTCGCGTTATATACATCGACCACAAATCTAACTTTCACATTGGTTGTGTTGGTCACGTCCAACAACGCGTACAGCATGATTGACGTTCGCATCTCCACGGAGTCGTGTTGCGTCGTCGAGGTCGCTCCTTCGGTGGCGTTACTGTAGTCGGTGTTGTTCGTCGTGGCGCTAATAAACCCTTGAAGGTATCTGCTGTCGCCTGAATGGCGGAAGTTCATCATCGCCAGCACCGCCCAATAACCTGTAGACGGGAACGTGAAGATACCGGCGCTCTCTGACATGCCTGTTCCCAAACACCCAAACCCAGCCCCTGACACCTGCGCTAGATTAGACGCTATGGGGTTTGCGTCTCCCGTGAACGGAGTGGTCAATTCCCACGAGTCGGCCTCTGTTAGGCCACTACCACCACCTCCGGCTGCTGCAAATGCTGGTGGGTTTCCTTCTCCTGCACTTGTAAGCACTTCTCCCTCATCACCTGTGGCGATAGCCACTGGATTACCGCTGGCATCGTACGAAATAATGTTCCCGTCAGTGCCTCCAGCCATCTTGGCTAGAGTAATCTGGTCATCCGCAATGTGTACCGTATCAATTGAGCCGGCAGCATAGTGTTCGGAATCTATAGCATCATCAGCAATTAGCTCAGATGGTATCTTTTGTGTCATAATTTACTCCTACTCTTCCGGTATTTCGGGCCATGCTACACTCTCCGGATCATCAGAGAATGTTTGCGGTATGTCTCGCAGATCTTGCCGGTAACTTTCCCACCCGTCTTGCTCACCACTACTCAAAGGATTGTGTGGCAAGTCAGTCCAATCGCTCTTACGTAACAGTTCGTCACGCTTGTCACGCACAGCGGCCCACGCACGGTCATCGACAAACTGCGCATGGTCATAGCTGTCCAGCGCGGCCTGCAGTGCTTCGTCACTCACGTCGTCAACGGTGAGTATGTCGTTGCTGATACTGCGCTTAAACACATCACCATCGCCACCGGCAGCCAGCACAATGCCGGGGATGTTGTAGTCTAGGTTTGTGATTGTCAGTTTTCCCATTATCCTATCCTTTGGGCGGCAAATTCTGGTGCGTACTGGTGCGTAGATACATCCCCGCCAACGGGTACATACGTATTCAAAGGGCTGCCCGTTTCTTGTCTTGCCTGCAGGGTCACGTAGTCGGCAGCGTCGAATGTCCAGAGCGTTGCTATAGTC